GTTTCCTGTTCCAGTTCCGTCATTATCAATTACTTGTATTGGTTGTTGAGCTGCCTTCATGGCTTTCAACAACTCATGTGTTGAGCCAACAAACAAATTGTTTTGTGTTTGTATTTTTGGCTTATCTTCTTTTTCTAAATCTTTCTTTCGTTTTTGTACTTCTAGTAAATCTTTGGCAGCATCAGACACCGTTTTAATCAGTTGTCCTGCCACCTCATAGGCGCGAGGATGGTCGCTATTTTTTGCAATATGTAAAATGCCATCAATAGCTTCATTACCTTTTTCTATCAAGTCTCGTAATGTTTGACGCGCATGTAATGCATCATCTTCAATCACGGGCTTGTTTAATTGTTCCAATTGTTCTGATGTTGTAGGTTCTACATCAAATTTATCATCTAAACTTTCAAATGTCATTCATTCTCACCGAAGTAAATATCATCAAACTCTGTTATATAGTTATACGAGTCAGTAGGTAACGCGGAATTCGGATCCACCTCATTTGTGATGCGTCGTCCTACTAACACATTGGTAGGTTCACTACCCTCAAACAAACTGTTATCGGAGTATACTTTTTGTATGGATTTCTTGATGAGATTGGCATCTTGAACATAGCCATACAAGTTCATTTTCACTGTGAAATTTAAATCCCAGATAACACTCAACCGTTTATCAAACCCACCTTCCCATTCATCTTGATAATTCACACTTTCTAAAACAATCTTTAAATCACGACGAACGCCTAAATCTGGCAATTCATTAATGGTGATGTTAAAATCTGGATTGAAATATGGAAGAATTTGTTCGATGATTTGTAATCCATCATCTTGGTTTTTTGTGAACACACTCATGCCAATACCCATATTATACGGAGTTGACACATAAGAATATCGAACACCTGTGTTTGTTAAATCTGGGTCTACTGCCCGAACATTTTGTGTAATGGCAAGTTTACGTGAAGGATCATATGTGAAATTGGTGATTTCAAAACCAATACGCGGAACTGTTACCTGTATACCTGGGCGACTGGTATCTAACTCAGGAGCTTCACGAATACGTTCAATGAATTTTTGTTTTGGTGCATAACTTAATGGCACAAACAAACTTTGTGTGACTTCATTGGCTTCATTTCTTCTTCGAATTTGAATACCATTGAATAATGTACCAAAAGCAATAATAGCTTTACGAATATGCTGATGATAGAAATGACGCCCTTTAAACATTAATATTCACCGAATGGATTGATAACTGTGAAATCCAAGATGTCGGCTCCTGAAGTTTCAAAATCTTCATTGTCGGCGCTTGGAATATTTGTTCGTGATGCAAATGTTTGTTGAATGATACTAAATCCGTCTTGTGAAAGAAGTAAATCACCTGTTTGTGAAAGAATTTGATGACCAAAAATGTCTTGTGTGCGCTCATCTTCTATCTTATCAATTTCTTCCACGCCTGTGTCAATGATTTCTGAACTGTATTGATACAATTCACATTGCATGCTATAGACATGAAACTTGCCAAGTTGGAAGAAGGGATCTAAATGTTGAACGAATTTAATTTCAAACAAGCTGTTAGTCTTGGGAAAATATAACAAATCGCCTTCAGCAGGACGATTAGGAAGTTGGAGGAAATTTTCATCGACAGCTCCTACAACATCTTCCCATCGACGCTTGGCTACTACGAATGTTGCTTGATGTGTAACTTGAATACCAAACTTTGTTAACAACTCACTATCGCCATCCCACCCTTCAATATTAGACAAATACATTTCCAAAGGATAGGCATTATCAAAACGACTAAGTACATCCTCACCAAGAATATTGTCCTGTTTCATGCTTGTTCGAGGCATGTAATATACATCATGACCATATATTTTAATACTTTCAATAATCAAATCTTCCAATAAACGCTGTTCATTAGTGGTACCTGATGTATTGCCACTTTGAAAATAGAAATTTGTTGCCATGTTAGCCTACCATGAAATCTACTGGAAGCTCGTATCGACTTTGCATTTGTTCTTCTATTTGACGGATTTCTTCTTCCGCTTCATTGAATATTTGCTGTCCATTCATTTGAATGCCACCAGGGAGTTGCATGCCTTGGAACTTCTTCATGTTCTCACCCCATTGACGTTTAATCAATGATGTGGCGTACTTACGAAGAAACATATCGTTATATACTTCTGTATATGTGTCTGGATCAATAATAGCATAACATTCAAAAATGACATGGTCACCTGGAACGAAAGTTTCTTTCCAATTTACATCAATGAAGATGCGATTCATCTTTCTGTTGAAACGAATCGTTCTATTGCCAGCAAACATGTCATCAAGCATTTGCAAATGCATTTTTACTTGTTGGTAGTAAATCAAGTCAGATGACAACAAGTTGTACATGTCATTCAAACGAAATTGATATACTACATTGAAAATGTTTGTTGATCCTGTGACACTACTGCCTGCGGATCCTAAAGGAAATACACGAACAATACCTGTGATTCTGTCAGGCACTTCAATGTATTGTTTATGCATAGTGCCTTCAGTATATGCAGTAGTTGCATGTAACGTAGTGGAAAATCCAGAAACTGAACCTGTAATGGTTTCACCATTAGTGAACGCACCAGATTCTTCATCTATTTCCAACTCATTACTACCTTTTACTTTTGTGATAACAGCAGTTTTTCCAGAGGTGGCACCTGTGACAGTTTCACCTACACTGAAATTGCCCGCAAAAATTGTAGATAATTTCAGTGTGGATGCTGTAATTTCAGCAGAAAAATAGATACGTTCCACACCATCAAAATGATATTCGTGCCAAAAATCTATAGCATCTTGTATTCTATCTTCCACTTGGTCGTCATCGACATTGATTTCAATGACGGGATAACCTAAGCGACGCAAACAATAATCTTTTAATCCTTGGCGGTTTGTGATTGGCATTTCCACCCTCTAAACAAAAATAGTTGGGAATCTCTTCCCAACTATTTATAAGAATGATTATCTGTTTTCTTCAAAGTATTGTTCTAACCAATTCCAATCGACAGATTTTCTTAGAGCTTCAGGGTTTTCACGATGGGTTTCTGCATATTCAACGCCGTCTTTCGCTCCGCGTAATACCCATTCAGCATGTTCTCCTTCAGCAAAAGCTAACCAACGTTCTAACCAAAGATGTGCATCTTTAGAATACTGAGTAGTCAGCTTCACAGTTTCACGAAATGCTGTTCTCCAGGCCTCAAAGGGAGTTGTGGCAAACGTGGCTTCTGAAACTGTTCTGGCAATAGTTATTGTTTTGCTATATTGTGTGAAATCTAAACCAAAATTGGCAGGTGTATTTAACACAAGATTACTGTTATAACATACAACACCCATATGCCCATACTGTAACCGATTACTCATATTTTTTGCTTGAAAGATGATATGGGCATCTGTGATAGTTTCCACAGGATAATCAAATACTGAAGAATCGGTAATGTAATTTTTTCCAGTCACTACAAAGAATTGTGACGCATCTCCTGCTAAATCTACACACCGATGAAACATCTTTCTTCGTCCATTAATGCCATCAATTCGAACAGCTCTGGGACACAACTTCACTAGATGTTTCCAATTCTGTTCTGCGTTAGATTCTCCGTTACTCACAAAAAACACAGGGACTGGATTCTGTTTTTGTGTTCTTCGAACTTTCAATGTATGAAGAGCAATGATTGGATCTACTTCTACAATCATTTTATCTTCCCAATCCCATGGATCTTTGCTTTCTTTTTTCAGTTTTTCAATGATTTTTTTATCACCTGCCCAGCCTGCAATAAACACTTGTTCAGCATCTTTTTTTACAACAAATAAAACAGGACCAGAAATATGTTCCCACGTAACACCATTTACACACCGATACAGTCTCTTTTCAGCTAAAGGCGCGTCAATGATATCAATATAATCAAATGCTGATAATTCTTTATCTCCTGCCTGTGCCCAGCCTTTTGAATCACGCACAGTATCAATGAAATCAGTAAACCACCCTAAACTCCGAACCCAGGGTTTAGTTTCTATAGTCCAATATTTGTCAAACAAGTCACTATGAGCCAACCATGATTCATTATTTAGCATTCTTTTTCCTCGATTTCATTTTAGTTACTTCACGTTTTATTCTTTGTTCTTCATTAGTTCCAATGTTTGGTCCAAACGCCCATTGACCGATGTGTCGAACTTGAAAACTTAAGTTCATATCAACTAATATTTTATATCCAGCATTACGAAGTTTTTGTTGAAAATAAAAATCTTCACCGTGCCAGTCACCATCACGATATTCAAAATTGAAGTACGGAGGCTCTATATTTTTCAATACTTCAGTTTTCATTAACATACATCCCATGCCAATACCTTCAACTTCTTGAAGTTCTTGGTCACCTTCTAAAGGTAACCAATTTTCCCAATTACCACGTTCTGGATATGCTACAGTTTGTAAAGGCACGGAACGTTTCATATAGTTAGAACAAACTATATCTTGTTTATGATTTAATAAACGCAAAGCTGCGGTGCTAGGAAATAACATGTCAGAATCTAACCACAGAGCATAATCAGAATTCATAGATATAGCTTGTTTTGCTAGTTTCTCACGTTGAGAAAGTAGTATAGTGCTTTGGTCATAAATCACATGCACATCTATACCCGCCATGGTTGTAGTTTTTACTAATTCAACCAATGATGCTGTGAATAAACTGTACATGTTTTCTCGGCAAGGAACTAGAACAGCAAGTTTCACTGGTTTTGCTTGCCATGCACTTAAATCATAAATGTTCTTCATACGCCAGCTATGCCTGATGCTAAGGTGGTAGCTTGTGTAGTGATGCCACGAATCAACTCAGTGAGTTCGTAAACTCGTTTCACAAATAGTTGATAATCAGCTAAAGGAAATTGTGTAACTGTGTTTAGTGTCTCAATGCTGTACTTGTCATAAATAAGGATTTCCATGGCAGCTAGCCGTGCCCATTTTTCAATAATGGCAAATCTATGAGTTTGCATATCATTGTTAAGAAGATTTAATAAATGTTCAGGATCATGCTGAGACAGAATATCTTCTAGTAAAGCAATCCGTTCGGGCCAGGTGTTTTGCTCTTTTAAATATTTCAACTCGTACAACAACTCAGATAACCGAGTTTTATCATACCCAATAGAAACCCATCGGACATATCGTTCTTCATATTCCGATGGGCTATCATTTAAAGCAGAAATTAATGTGTCACTGGTAATCGGTTCCATAATTATCACCTCATAAAATATAAAATAATATAACGTACTACTATTACTTAGTCAAGCATTTTAGTAAGTATTCGGAGTTGTTCTTCCACCAAAATCAATAGATAAACGAATTGGGCCACTATTAATACCGATTTGTGCACCTAAATCAGTACGTAAGCGAGTTGCACCAGACAAACCGTATGCATTTCGCACACGCCCCATTTGTATTGCAGAACCGGTAGCTGGTATTAAACCCATGTAATTCTCCTAAATATAGTACTATTTATGTGTATAAATTATGGACAATTTATACACGGAATGATTCTATCTCCTATAGTATACACTTCATTATCCGTTATCTCTACGGTATAATTACCAAGAGGTGAACTATAATACCGTTGAATGTAACTTAAAATATCGTCAGATGTTTGTAACGTTTCTGTACTACTTTGAGTATGATTAAAAACATCAACCCAGGTTCCAGATATGTCATTTTTAATAAGAAGTAGTGTTTTAACCATTTTAATTAGCCCAAACAATAAGTTTTGATGCTCTGTCTACTGGACAGGCACAGCAGTGGTAGTATGCTGGTGCTCCTTCACAACTTGCAAACCAGGAAATAGTACAACTTTGTTCATAATAATTACTCCACCCTCCTGCTGGTCCAGCACAACCACTAGTAGAACCTGAAGTTATCCAATCAGTATAACTACCGGTTGGCCCTTGTCTGCGTTTAAATCTTTGTCCTGAACTTGATGAAACGCTATTCCACTGACTAGGATTTTCAAAAATGTTATACATAGTGCTACTATTATTTAATGATCCGTCTGCCCATACTGAGCCATCTGCTTCTGATGTATGAAACCATTGTGTTCTAGTAGTTTTTGCACCTTGATTTAAAATTGTTTGAATAGATGTGTCTGATAATTTAGTCATACCAGCGTCATTTGGATGTGGGGAATCAGAACCAACAGCAGACGCATTATACGGTGATGTTACACGGGGATATGCCATAAATGTTAAAAACCATCCAGTTGTAGAATCAGATGTAACATCTGCCCAAACTTTTGGCACACTAACAGTACCGTTTTGACTACTACGTAAGGCTACATATTGATTCGAAGATAAAACATTTTTTGCACTTGTACCATCATATACAACAGGACCTGAATGAACTCCCATATGATGTTCTCCTATATTCCGTACCGATTTCTTACGGCGTTAAAATTTTGTTGAACTTGTGTAGCAGTAAGAACTGTGTTATACACCTTTATCAATCCTAAACTAGCTAATCCTGTAGGAAAATATTCAAATAAAATTATAGAGGAACTGCCTGCAGTTTTAGGAGAGGATACAGTAGATGTTCCCACAGAATTTCCATTAACGTACATAGTGGCGGTTGCACCATTTTTTGTAACACCAACATAATACCAGGTATCTATATTGAATGGATCTCCTGTTCCTGCGGCAGATTTTCCAAAATCACAACCGCTGTTACCTGGATCATATCTCCAATGTAAAGTTCTTTCGCTTGGCCAACGCCATATACCAGGACTTCTATCACTCCCGCCGGCATTAAAAGAAAATATCTTATCCCAGCTGCCAGAATATCCATTACTCCCGTAAGAAGTTGTGGTGTTAAATCTCACCATGAAAAAAATTGAATGTGTATCCGTGTCTAAGATAGAACTAGAATCTGTGATGACAGCATTCGTGGAGGAATTTAAATAGGGATACAATGCTGTAGAGCCTGTAGGATATGTCAGATTAGATGTTGTGGTTGTTCTATTACCTGTAATATCTTTAGCACTCATTGCTGTAGTTCTAGTTCCATTTATAAAGTTAGAAACAAATATGCTATCATTTCTATCTTCTTTAAATGGGCCCGCCCAGTAGAAAATCATCGGAACATTTAATGTTGCTGATGCTGGATTAATAGCCCAATATTTTCCGTCTGAACGTGTTACAGTGTCATACCAAATAACATGCGCGCGAAACCAGCCATCTCCCATATCATCATAATTGGTATATGATTGCCAACCTGAAATATTACTATAATGAGTGTATATAGGGGCACTACTATGCATAGGTACGGTAGGTTTAAAAAATATAGAATGTCCCGTATAGCGATTAGCTAGGCCGCCGCCGCCACTTGTAACGACTCCTATCCCCGGATTGTTGGCATTCATAAGATAACTAACACCTGTACTAGTAATAGGCGTAAGTGTGAGTTTCCAAACAGGAGCATCTTTATAAAATTCTGAGGTCTGAACTAAAGTAGCAGACACATCTGAAGGTACATTATTATAAATGGATAATCCATAATTAGCAGATAGATTGGTAGTAGCAGGTCCGGGAAAACTATTTAAATTTCCCGGATCCATAAGAAACTGTAAATTCGAGGTAACAATTCGTGTACTATGAAATAATGCCATTATACACCAAACCTTGACCGTGTAGCATTGAAGTTTTCGGATAATTCTGTAGAAGATAGAGCGCGGTTATAAACTTTCACATTGGCAATTCTGCCTACAAATCCATATCCTCCGCTTGTATAGGCTCCTATCAATGTTTGCGACCCATTATTTGTAGTTCCAGTGACACTTGATATTGTATTGTCTAATACACCATTGACATAATGGCGGATGGTGTTATCGCTTGTATTTCTTACAACTGCTACATGTCTCCATGTATTTAATGGTATAGTGACAGTCCCATTGTGATATCCAGCAGAACTTAAACCATAAAAATAACTTCTCAATACACCAGAATTAGCTAATTCTAAGTAATATCCTAAATTGGATATTATAAAACCTCCTCCCCCACCGCCGGACGGGTATGAAGTAGGATATATAAAAGCTTCTAATGTTATACTATTATTGGCGTTCACACTAACAGCAGAAACATAATTACTTCCATTAAATACTATACTTCCAGCATTTGAACTATTAAATGAAGGATTATCAACTAGAGTTCCATGGTTGTTGTTTCCAGAAATATCTCGCCATCCTCCGTTCGTAGCCACAGAAGTTCCACGAGTCAATGTCTCGGAAAAATTTGTAGCGGCATCTTTTATTTCAACTTGTACATCCGCAATTCTTAACGTATTGGGAACTGGACCATACATACCATACATGTAAATGCTATTGTAATCTATTGTTTGATCCCAACTTGAAGTTACAGTAAAGGTAGCTGACACTCGTTCCCATTTATTAACTTCAGTATTATATCCAAAAGATAGGCCGTCCCAAAAATTATAAGTGCCTGCCGTATTTCTGGTGTACATTCCTACATATGCTGCCTTGGCAATGTCTGTAGTCCATTGCAACCAGGAGATGGTGTATTTTGTACCTACTCCCCAACCGTTAGAAGACCAAGATCCAGTTCCTAAACTAAAATATTTTGCTTTCCAAACTGAATTGGTATCATACATTTCCACCACAGGTTTTTTTAACGTGTTATCATATATCCAATAGGCATGACGGGTAAACTCCCATGCAATACCTGAATTTGCAACACTGATACCTGTATTTAAATAATAGGATATATCACTACCGTTACTATTATATACTCGTATAGCACCTGGGTGATTTGCTGCTATAGTACCAGAGGCAGACTCAGGCATATAAGGTTGATAATAACTATCTAATCTAGGATTTTGATGATAGGATAAATTACTTGTAGGCTGTCCAGGAAAACTATTTAAATTTCCCGCGTCTAATGATAATAATAATCCTGTTGTAGATATTTTAGGACCATTAGTATATGCCATGCTTAAACACCAAACCGAGAACGCAGCGCATGAAAATTTGCTGTTGATTGTGCAGTGCTTAATACACGGTCATACACCATGATGATTGCTACCTCACCTGAAAGAAACCAAGGATCTGGATATTGAAACCATTCGAAATATGACCAGCCAGAAAAATCTACATTTTTTGCTTCCCACATATGATAGGCATTATTTCTATAATTGGTGGGAGATGTAGGATTAGTTACTGTATTTAAATCCACAAAATTTGTAGGAGATCCCACATTACTATGATAATAAGGGTTTCCCGAGCTTGCACTTAAATAAGTTCCATTAGTTTGATTTCCCCGTACCCACAATTCTGTGTCGTTATTGTTTTTATACCACAGCACAACCGTACATGTGGAGGTCACACCTGTAAGAGCCGAAGCTTTTGTGAAGCCCATGGAGGTGTTATTAAATGTAAATTTTCCTCCTGAAAATGTAGGACTATTTACAATAGTGTGATGATTGCCACGACCACTCAAATCAGTGAATGTAGTACCAGAACCAGAATAGGAATTGGGATTGCCCGCATCAAGATAAAGTATCAACCCATCCGTGTACGTGCGAGGACTATAATGTATTCCCATTTATCTTCTTCTCCAAAGTTTCAATTTTGCTATATAATTGTTTTACTGCTTCAATTAATATAGCAGACATATGATGATAATCAACTACCTTAGTTCCATCTTGTCTTTCGTTGACTAGATGTGGGAATACGGGTTCAACTTCCTGGGCAATTACTCCATACTGATGCTTACGAACAAAGTAACCATCTTCACCACCACGTGAATCCATGTGTTCTTTTGTCCAATCAAATTCAACACCACGGATGTGAACGATTTTTTCTAGTACATCAGTTAATGGTTGAATGTTTTCCTTTAATCGTACATCTGATGAACCATACCAAGCAGTTATTTCGCCCGTGGCACGAATTTCGGTGGCAACACCTGCTGTGCCAGCACCGATGCCACTGAATTGAACTAGTGCGCTTGTATGAATAGATTGTGGGAGAGATAAAGTAACACCGCCTGTACTGGCTGATGCTGTTACTTGATTGCTTGTGCCTGTGATGGATGTTACGCCTGTGTTGTTTACTGTTACTGCGCCGGTCGTGGCACTAACACTAATTGCAGTGCCTGCATTGACAGATGTTACCTTTGCATCGGTGTATGATGTGCTAATAGAGGCACCATTCCATGTAGCATTGCCAATAACACCTGAATTGCTAAGAGTCATTCCAGTAGTTCCAGCAGCAATATCTGTACTGGATGAATTAACCCAAAAACGGAAGCCCGCTGTTGAATCATATCCAATACCCGCATACTTAGTAGCTGCGGTAGAATAAAATCCTAGCACAGGATATGTTGCTTGTAACATTTGTGTTCTGTTCCATCCTCCAGTCATACCAGTTCCACCAGAAATATGAACTGGTGCAGCATGTCCAGAAGCTAAACCAAATCCTACTGTTGTACCATTCACTACCAATGCGTTTTGTCCATAGGTACCCATGGTCACAACGTTACTAGATGTAACTTCAAGAATAGGTAATCCCGAGACATCATTCACAGACATTAAGACACCAGTTAAACTATCTGTAACTGAGAATAGTTGTCCGGCTGTTCCACGAATATCAAATGTAGAGACAGGTGTTGTAGTTCCAATACCAACTCGGTTATTAGTAGCATCTACAAACAAGGTATTAGTATCAACGGTAAAATTACCCGATACTATAAGTGAAGACAAAGTACCAACAGATGTTAGACTAGAAGCTGTTACACCAGATGCTAAAGTAGTACCAGATAGGGTTCCTGCTGCTGCCGTTACTGTGATATCAGCAGAACCATTAAAAGAAACACCGTTAATATTTCGAGCAGTTGTTAATGTTGCAGCTGAAGATGCTGATGTTGCAGATGTCGCAGTTGCTGCATTACCGGTGATATTAATGCCCCAAGTACCGGAAGCACCAGTTCCTGTTAAGGTAGGTGCATAACTGTTATAATTTCCACTATCTAAAACAGTACGCCATGACTGCCAGGTGCCATTATTTTTTCCGCGTAATGCAATTTGTCCGGAACGATAATCACCTGCAATTTGATGTTGCCATGATGAGCTGTATGCCTGCGAATATAGTGCACCATCCGTTGCATTACCAGAAAAATTCGTAACACCACTAGTATAATAAGTTACACCATTACTATCCAAGGTGTCCGCATTTACACCAGAATTGCTGGCAGTATTTCTAAATGCTACACCGTCAATTTGATCCGCAGTTGTAGCTGTAGCGGCATTACCGGTGATATTAATGCCCCAAGTACCGGAAGCATCTCCGCCAGTTCTAGTGGGTACATTTAATACTGTGCGGAAATTGGCAGGTGTATAGTAACGAATATAGCCATCACTAGATGCATATACACGGTCAATTGCTGTTGTGCCGTTATCTCCTGATGTGGTATTGATCCAACCTGCTTGAATGTATCCGTTACCATCAGTACGAACAATTTGATTTGCTGCGTTATTAGTTCCTGTATGGACTTGTAATCCATCAACTGTGTCAGCATCTAATCCAGA